ATAAAATAAGAATTGATAAAATAGCATAGTATTAAACGAGGTCTTTGAATCCAGAGCGCTTACCAAACAATTTTTTATTACTTTCATTTCTGTACCTCTTTTCATGAATCATGTCACATAAGGAGCTTGGGCATCTAACCATGTGCATGTAGAATGTCGGTCCAAAAGTTTCAAAGTAATCTTTTATAAAACTGTCAAAGAATTTATTGGATATGGCAGAATCAAAGGTCATTCTAGGCTCTGATGGTTCTTTGTATGCTAAGAGCCATGAGAGGTCTTCTTGCTCAAATTCTTGAAACATTAGAGGTACCATAAGCTCTGTTCTTGTTTCTGAGTTTGAACTCTGTGATGAAGTGTCAGAGTCAAATGCTAACAATTCCATGAATTCATCAGCATCTTCTTGCGTGAATGTTTGCATGGCAATCGCGGACATTGAAGTTTCAACTTCAGTTTTGTTGTCTTCTTTGTTTTCCTTTGTCTCAGTCTCTTCGACAAGTGTCTCATCAAATAGAGAGTCCAAGTTTGGCAATCTATTTCTTCCTTGAAGTCTTCTCCTCAGGGTTTGAGCTGCCCAGGACTCCAGTGTCCTGTCTGACAGTATCTCATCTTCCAGCTGTTTTGTTATGACTGGCTGACTTCTCAGCCAGTGAGAAGTCAGGAGATCAACGTCATCCACTAACTCTTCAACATACTCCAGTCTTCCAAGGTCACTTGGTTTGATTCTAAAGCTAAGTATGGTATAAAGTCTTCCAGAGTCATTGTTCAACAGTTTGATTCTGTCTAAGCCATCTGCTTCGATTGAAAGCTTCTTGTAAGATATCTCTGGAACATTTACCATTGGTTTGTAACGCACATAGCAACTGTCTAGGTTCTTCAACTTTGTTGGCCTTTTGACTCTGAAATTCCACATCTGCATACCATGTCTAAGTTTAGACACCATAGTCAAGCCAATTTCCTTGCAAAATGTTCTTATCGTGTCAGACATCTTGCGCATGTGCACTTCTGATTCTGCTACAATCTCAGTCACACTCATATTGTGCATCTTGATTATAACTCTGCATCCCTCCATAGTGCCTGTGTATTCTCCTTTCCCTGCATACTGTCCATCTTGGAATGATTGAACTTCTGTGAACTGTCCAATAACCCCCAATGAGTATCTCTGTATCAAACTAGGAATAATGTCCATTATCTTGTCAGGATTTCCTTGGAGTTTCACATACTTTATCAATATTGAGAGTGCCATCTGATTCCTTGTCAAATTATAAATTTCATTGGTCATTTTTGAACTAACAAACATGTCTGTGCTGTTTCTTAGTATTTCAGTTATGAACCTTTTCTTATTCTCAATTCTTGGGGCTCTCAAACATCTCCATATCCTCTCTGTAATTATTCTTAGTGATTGGTCAGTGTCTTCAGTCTTGTCTGTCTTGATGTAATTTAGCTTCTGGCCCCTCCACTGGCAGTTTTCAATCATTGATTTCACTATCTCCATGGGTGAACTCACCACATTGCTAGGCGCATATGTTGTGACAATCTTTTTCTTTGATGAAATGGATAGCAGATAGTTTCTCAGTGAAACATGTGTACTAAATGGTGAGACCTCCAGCGTTTCTTGCACTGTCTCCTTGAGCCAAGGGAACCTTGTTCTATAGTGTTCCCAAACAACATTGTGGCTGTGAACAGTGCCTTTAACATCAGGGAGCTTGAACCACTTCCTCTGGCACACTTGGTAAAGTGTGACTGTCTGCAAGAGGTTGTCTGTGAGTATGTCAAGTTTGTTGCATACAGATCTCTTATTCTGGTAAGTGCTTAGAGAGCTGGATTTGTAATTTTTCAACAGTCTTGTCACATTGTCATAGAAATTAGAGTATGGGAAGAGCCATTTGTAATCGCTGTTCTTTGATGACGTGAGCTCTTTCTCCAAATCAAAGAAAGTTTTATGCTCATGTGTGGGGTTCATCATTCCCTTTGAGCTCATCACTACCTTGTCTTGCAGTATGTATGCTGATGCGGCATGCAGCCTGGAATCAGTCTGAAATGCCATTGATTCAGATAAAGATGGGTCTGATGCTCGAAGTAGCAGTTCCATTAGTGAGTCTTCAGTACCTTTTGTGTTCATGTATAAGTTTATAACATTTTCATCGAAGAAGTCCTTCACCTCTGAATCTACAATCTTCAGTGATCGTTTGAAATCAAAATATTTCTTGGACTGCCCGAAGGAAATGTATGTTCTAACTGTGGGCTTTCCATCTGCTGTGTATTCAAATAGTTCATCTTCGTACAATCCTAGATGAAGACTTCTGAATCTCCTGTTAGCACAGGCAGAGTAAACAGCGTAATCGTGACCAAACATCCCGACACAAAGTGGATGCTCGACCAGAAAGAATCCCAGTGAGGGATGTGGAGATCTTAGGAGCACTTCTTTATATCTGTCAAAGCTACTATTTGTCATCATTCCCAGAGTTTTATAGTGAGCGGACAACTGGCAGATCTGAGATATTTGACACAACATTATGTTTCCACTGTGCTCAAAAAGGTTCTTTCTTAAATTGGCAAAGGTTGAAAATCTATCATCCATTTTGGATGTTGGATGAGTCCTTATACTTGCAGCAGTGAATTTTATCATGGGAGTCAGTAGTGTGTTCTTGCAGTACCATATTGAGTTGAATTCTTCTATGTTGGAATGGCAAGATGTTGAGCTCTTTTCCCTACTTTGCTTGCAACTCATCAGGGGGTAGAGGAAAGACTTGCATTCAGTCAAAGTGGAGATCATGTACTGTACATTCTTCACCGTTGCTGGAGTGACTTTTTTGGTGCTGTTGATTTTCCTTTCAAAAGTTATTGTCACTATGCATGAAGAGTCATCTGATGAAACTTTTGTAGTTGTAACGATACTGAAATCTTTAGATCTCATTCCATATTGTGTCTTGAGAACAGCAGACATATAAAGTTCAGAATAGTCTTGCCAGACATACATGAATCCAGAATGGAGTAGGCTTGACGTGAAATGTAATATTCCCTGCATCATATTGGACGTGTTTTTTAGCATTCTACTTTTGTGGTTCAACAAGTCCTTGTGCTCAGACATGTTCAGATACTGTCTTTTCATTTCATTCATGCCTTCATCAAATCCATAAGTGTCAGGGTACTTTTCATAAAGATTAAGAAGTTGATGTGGCAACTCTAACTTCTTAGTGGTCACAAGATTGAGAACAAACATCACTGGTTCTATGAACTCACTGGGCAAGATCCTGCTTAAAAAGCAACCAAACACTGGCATAACAAACCTCTGAGCCCAAGTGGTGGCATCATCAGAGTTGATCACTGTGGCTGATAATCTGGAAGGACGTAGATTTGCTAGAACCTCTGAGAAATGTCCATCAGTCCTTGAAAGTTTTTCCTTCCCCTTTGTTAGCATTTCATTGTCAAGTTCTTCTCCAATTCTTCTACAAATGGATTCTACAAAATGAATCACTATTCTGCATCTGAACTCAAGCACGAAGATTTCCCTAACACCTCCTATCTGAAGCTTTTTGAACAGGTTAGAGACAACTCCGCCGTATTCGTCTTTAATCTCGTTGGCAAGCTTGCCTATTTGAGTCATAGGAACACTATCATAATCGTCTCTCATGTGTTTGATGCATGCCTCAAGACAAGTCACTCTTACATTTTCTTTTGATTCTTTGATGTGTTCATCTCTACTAAGATCACCGGATGCTGACTTTTTCATTGTGGCAAGCTTGAGGATATCACGACTCATGAGCCGCTTTGAACATTTGTCCTTAATCCATTCTTTGCAATTACCGTGTTTTTCATCAAGTTTCTGTCTGATTTTGTCGCCTATTGCACATACAAATTTTGTGTTAAATTCATGAGATCTGAGATCATCCAGACTGTGTGACTCCAGGCCCATTCTCTCTTTCCTGGCCTTCCTCATAGCAAGCTCTTCAGAAATGACTTTGGAAAAAATCTTGAGAAACCCGTGCATCTCTTTGGAGTCTTCTTTGTTGTGGAGTACACCAAAGTATGAGAGGTTCAATGCTATTTCAAATTTCCCAACCTCATTGCCTGTGATCCAAGACAAAATTCTGCAGTCTTTGTCCATGGACTTGTTAAAATCTGTCATGTCAAACTCGTCTTTGCAAATGTAATCTACAGTTGGCTTCATGTTTATCAGACAGTTGATCACTTTCTTTCTCATCCAGACACAAAGTCTGCTCCTCGAGAATCTCTCCCATTTATTTAATATCTTCAACGGGTTGTAATTTATTCTTGAGTCCATTGCACATTCCATGTAAGCGTATCTGACTTGTTGAACTTCTTTGCTAGTTTGCTCTTTCCCTTCTAGCCAGAACAGCATACTAGTCAGGAAGTGTTCCTTACAGTCTTGTTTCATTGTTCTTGATGAGAGAGAGGAAAGATAATTTTCATGTAGACTTAGCCACATAGAAAGCAGCACAGTCATCTTTTCCCTGAGATACAGATAATGAGTGACGGAATGCTGGTTTAGACTAACGAACTCTGTTATGAAGACATCTCCGAAGTCGTAAAAGCATTTGAAAGGCAGGTCAAATTTGCTGATCATGTCAGTCTTTTTCACCATGACAGAGAAGAAAATCTGACCGTCTGGCTTTGTTGGCTTTATCAACAAAGTAGCTTTTATTCTTGGTAGTACTTTAAGTATGAATTCACCAGAGTTGCAATACTGCTGCCTTGATATGTTGACCTCTTGAACAATGTAGTCAACGGTGTCTAGTGCAAGACCAAGATTTGTGTTTGCAAATTCCTCATAAAAAGCTCTGGTTTCAGAAGTAAATTTGTTGTTAACTGAAGAATCCTCCATTAATGATAGTGCTCTGTCATACAACTCAAGTCCATCTTCAATGAATGTGTTTTTGACACTGATGAATTCAAAATCGGAAATGAAACAGTTTATGTCGTTGACCCAGCAATCTGAGACGAACCCCTTTGACTTCTCTTCAATAATGGATTGAACAATGGAGTCTTGCTTGTACTTTTTTGATTCAATCCCTACTGTAGCCAATTTAATTTCATCTTCAACCTTAATTCTTGACTTGACTCTGAAATGCTTCGCCCTTCGTCTCTTCTTTTCACCAGCTGCCATGTTGCTAGAGACTTCCTCTGGAATGACACTGCTAAGATTCTGGGAAGCCCAAGAAAGACAACTGCACCAGAGTCGTGAATGAGCTCTATCCTGAGTTATAGTGCATCTGGACAAATCCGATAACTCATCTCTTAGATCATCTTCAGCTGATCTGAATTTTGCACAGAAGAATGGCAGCTGCACAACGGCTTTTTGATCATTCCTAGCAGTGTTTGGATGTGAATCATGTTCCTTCCAGTATATCTGTGCAATGGCAGTGGACATCTCATCATAGTCTCTGATAACTTCTTTCTCTGACCTTCTCCTCATTTCATTTATAGATTTGTTGACCTTATCAACTGATTTCTTTATAGCGTTGGTCATTTGCATTTTAACCTCTTTGTAAGCATCATCTTGATCAATGCTATTCCAATGCTCAATTGTGGATCTAGAAATTAATGGTAGTTCGGCTTTCTCTTCAAGAGTCATTAGTTTAAGGCTGGAAAAGAACTGCCTCTCTTCCTCATGTAGATCACTATTATCCTCATAAGTCCAACCTGACATTCTTGCCTTAAGCTTTAGTGACTGAGAAAATCTCATCAACGAGGATAAATAGGCTTCATCCTCTGCACTAAGCCTCTTTGTACTTTTTACCTTCATCGGAGAGACTATCACATAATTAAATTTTGGGTTGAGTCCTGCACTTTCACATCTTCTGATGAATTCATGCTTATACGTCTCAATTATCTCAAGCTCTCTAAAGTTCATCTTCTTATCATTCACTGTTGTTTTAACTTCGATGAGTTCTGCTGAATGATCTTTTTCAAAAATTAAAAAATCTGGAGTCAAGTAATCAGAAATTTCTGAGAATCTTTTAATGGTGTGCAGTGGACAGTCTTGAGCTCTTCCAGGGTAAAGTTTTTGACAAATCAAATCATGTGGTAAATGTGATAGATTTCGGTCAGTTAATATCCCAGTTGGATAAAGTTCTTTAAACTCCGCTGGAACAGAGTCTATGTTTTCGAAAACAAGAAACTCGTCTCGTAATTTGCAAGTTATTTTTTCCATTGTAATGTATGTTTGCTATTAATGTGTTA